AGGATGAGCTTACAGAAGCTGACTACGAGTTAGAAGAAGTTAAGTATCACATTATGACTTGCATGAAGCAGGCTCTGAATAGTGCCAGACCCCGTAATGGTGTGATTGATGAAGGTAACATGATCTATTTGTTTGATCTTGGCATCAATGCAGCACAGGCACAGCTAGAAGTCATGTCGTATCTTAACTGGGAAAACGAATTGATTAAAGAAGGTAAAGCTCCAGAGCATAGCCACACTGTTCAATGGCTAGAAGCTTGTGCAGACAAGTGGGCGCATTGCCCAAGTGATTTTGCAGAGAGCCGTGGCTTTGTAATATACGACGAGACATCACTGACAAACACACCACTATTGGAGAAACCAGATGACTAAAGCAAGAGACTTAGCCGACTATATTGCCACAGGCGTAAGTGGTACTGAGTTAGACATACTTGATGGTTTAACCACCACTACAGCTGAACTTAATATTATGGATGGTGTTACTGCTACTACAGCAGAGATTAACATACTTGATGGTGTCACTAGTACTGCAGCAGAACTTAATCTTATTGATGGTGATACAGCAAGAGGTACAACGGCTGTTGCAGACGGAGATGGTTTTTTAACCAACGATGGTGGTACAATGCGTATGACTAATGTAGATACTCTTGCTACCTACATGCAAGATAAAATACTTGGTGGTACTTCTATTGTTACTGTTGGCGCATTAGATGCTGGTAGCATTACATCTGGGTTTGGTAACATTGACAGTGGTGCATCTACTATTACTACTACAGGTTTAATCTCTGGTGGCTCTTTAGACATTGACAATGTACTGATTAACGGTACAACTATAGGTCATACAGATGATACAGACTTAATAACTTTAGCTAACGGTCTTGTTACTGTTGCAGGTGAAGTCTCAATGACTACACTAGACATTGGTGGCACTAACGTAACCTCTACAGCAGCTGAACTTAATATCTTAGATGGTGTAACCTCTACAGCAGCTGAACTTAATATCTTAGATGGTGTAACCTCTACAGCAGCAGAGCTTAACATTCTGGATGGTGTAACCTCTACAGCAGCTGAACTTAATATCTTAGATGGCTCTGTTGCAGGTACTATTGTAAATAGCAAAGGTGTAGTATACAGTTCTGGCGGTCAAGTCAATGCTACTACACTTGCTATAGCAGGAACAGCTATAACTTCTACAGCAGCAGAACTAAACATTCTGGATGGCGTTACAGCTACAGCTACTGAGCTTAACCTTATAGACGGTGTAACAGCCACTACAGCAGAGCTTAATATACTTGATGGTGTAACTTCTACGGCTGCTGAGTTAAACATACTTGATGGTGTAACCTCCACAGCAGCTGAACTTAATGTACTAGATGGTGTTACCAGTACAGCAGCTGAACTTAATATTCTGGATGGTGTTACTTCTACAGCAGCAGAGCTTAATGCATTAGATGGTATTACTGCTGTTGTAGGTGAGCTTAACGCATTAGACATTGGTAGCACAGCAGTAGGTACAGCAGTTGCTTCTAAGGCTGTAATACTTGATGCAAACAAAGACTATACAGGTATACGTAACCTTACTATTAGTGGTGAGTTAGATGCAGCAACCTTAGACGTTAGTGGTAATGCTGATATTGATGGTACATTAGAAACAGATAATTTAACAGTTGGTGGTGCTCAAGGTACAGATGGTCAAGTACTTACTTCTACAGGCAGTGGTGTGGCTTGGGAAGATGCAGCAGGTGGTGCTTTTGATTTAATAGGAAATCAGGCTCTTTCTGATGGATCAAACTCTACCCATAACTTTACTTCATTAAGTGCTTATTTAATGGTTAGAATAATTGTTACTGGCAGAGATGATGGTGGTGGACAACAAGCTCTAATTAGCCCCGGTGTAGATGGAGGTAGTGGTAACGATCCAAGAACATCTAATATTGAAGGTGGTGTTATTAGAGGAGAATCTGGAGGCAGTGCCGCAGTTAGTGATCATAATACAGAGTATTTAAAGGGCTATGCTGCAGCAGATGCAAACAAAGGGTACATGCTTACGTATGACCTGTATAACTTTAATAAAGCTGCACAGACAGCTTTTAGTTTTCAAGGTTCTAGTCCTCAAAGTAATGAACTTGTTGCTACTGGTGGGGGAATTATTGATGTTGCTGAAGCATACGACTACGTACGAGTTACTATGGAATCACCTAGCTCTACTGGACGTATTATAGTTTTAGGAGTTAAAGGATGAAAAATTATGTTAATGGTATTGAAACTACCCCTACAGCAAAAGCACTTGAGTACTATAATAATATTGATTGGACAAGTTTAAAAGTAGAACAAAATAAAAGTATTAGAGATGGAAGACTTAGTGCTAGTGATTGGACACAAACAGCAGATGCACCATTTAGTAGTTCAGTTAAAACAGCTTGGGCAACATACCGTCAAGCACTACGTGACCTACCTGACCACTCTAACTGGCCTAACTTAGAGTCAGGCGACTGGCCTACAAAGCCGTAAGCCATGAGTAATATAAACTTGACACCAGATGAGCTAGAGGCTATGCTAGATCGTGCAGCTAGGCGCGGAGCTAAGGAAGCTCTGCGTTCTATTGGTCTACTTGATGACGATGCACATAGAGATATCACTGAGATGAGAAGTTTAATAGAAGCATGGCGTGATACACGTAAAGCATTCTGGACAACAACAATAAAAGTAGCTACAGTAGCAGTACTGACATTCATTGCTGGTGCTGTATGGATGACGGTAAACAAGTAAGGTAAAAAAGATATGGCTAAGCAGTTTGGTGGTTTCACACCTGAACAACTAGGTAAGATTGACCCAGCTATGGCAGGAATGCAGGCTGATGAACAAGTGAAGTACATGGCAGCTAATCCTGGTGTATCCTCTAGGGTAGGCAACATGGCTCAACAAGCTAAGAAGCGTATCTCTATGGCACACGGGGGTCTAGTTCATACAGCAGATGGTCAAGACAAGATACCAGGCGGCGGTGATTATGTAGGAGGACCAGCATTACCTCCAGGTGAGGATCTTATTACTTCTCCTGGCGAACAACCTTTACCTCCAATAGATGACCCTGTAACTACACCTCTTTACTCTGGTCCTATGACAACGGAAGTATCAAAGAACATTCTTAAGATGTCTACTGGTCAGATTGATGCAGACCTACAGTATGACTTTAATGGTGACGGTAAGGTTACTTCTCAGGATGCCTTAACTGCTGCAAAGCAAGGTGTTGCCCAAGGTACAGTAACAACTGGTACAGGCGCTGGTGGCTTTGCAGATATACAATATGACCCTACTACTGGATTACCTCCTGCACCAGAAAAGATGTACATTGATAGTGACTCTGCTATTGATGCTGCATTTGAAAACCCTAACTGGAATGAGGGTACTACAGGGGTAAACGCTAATATTGGAGATGATCAAGCGTGGGCTAAGACTAGCGTAACTAATAATGCAGCTAATGCAGTTATCATGGCAGATCCTACAGATTATAAATTAGTAAAGGTAGGCAACTACTGGGCAGTACAATACCCTGATGGAACTACCATTGGTACGGGACACCAAAACACTAACATGGCTATTGGACGTGCTAATGCTTTAGCAGCTTCATTTAAGGCTGCAGGTAATTTAGGTACTCAAGAAGAAATAGATGCAGCAGAAGCACAGTACCAGACTAACCTAGAACAATATAAAACTTACTATGGTGCAGCAGCAGAAAAAGAGACTGCTGATCCTAGTAAATCTTTAGAAGAGCAAACAAAAGCTTTGGGTACTGCACAAAACCTATTACAGACGTACACAAAACAATTAGCTAGTATGGAAGAAGATGACCCTCAAAGGGATACTATACTAGGTTTTATTAAGGAGCAGGAACTTAAAATAGCTCAAGCAACAGCTGGTGTAAAACAGGCGCAAAGCCTTGCCACTAGTGCTGCTAGGACGGCTAGAGATGCACGAGTTGAAGACTTTGCTAAAGATCCTACTGGAAGTGTTACTGATGCTGCAGTAGTAGACCGCATGGCCGCTGAAGACGTTGCTAAGGGTGAGATTGCTACAGGTACTGGAGATGCAGGAGAAGTAACTGATGTAATTGGTAGTGAAGTTATAGCAGAGGGTGACGTAGCAGACCCTACAGCAATAGCTGCTAATACGTATACAGGTGAGAAGGTATTAGCAGACACTAAGAAAGAACTACTGGATGTAACAGAAGCTGAATCGCTTGGCCCAAGCCAAACAGTAGTTGGGCAAACTGGTGATATTAGCACTACATCTATAGCTGATGAGGCTATGCAAGTTGACACACTAAAAATCCTTAAAGTAAAAGAAACTACTGATCTTCTTGTAGCCACAAACCAACTAGCAGAGTTTAAGGGTAAAGATTATGCTAAAGTTGTAGCTGACGTTGCTGTATCAGACACCCTTACTGAAGCTAAAGCACAGATAGAGACTGTAAAACTAAATGAGTTACCTACAGCACAAGTCATTGCAGAATCAAATATGGCTGCAGCTAAAGCTATGCAAGATGCAGGTCTAGCCGAAGATGCCATAGCCGTTGCTGCTAAACTTTCAAACTTTGCTGTAACTGACGGTACACTTGCCCTAGCTATGGAAGGTAGCGTACAAGCCTTAGATACTGTAGAAGGTCAACTCAGTAAGCTTATGAAGTCTTTTGATGATGGTACACCTTCTTGGGCTTCTGGAGCTATACGTGCCGCTAATGCAGCTATGGCTGGTCGTGGACTAGGTGCATCTTCTATGGCATCTGCAGCTATATTAAATGCTGCTATGGAGAGTGCATTACCTATTGCACAACAAGATGCTCAAGTCTTTAACAACATGAACCTAACTAACCTAAGCAATAGGCAGCAGGTTTCACTTAGTAATGCTGCAGCACAACAAGGTTTATCTTTAGCTAATCTTTCTAATCAACAACAAGCAAACCTGCAGAAAAGTGCTAATGCTTTTTCACTTCAAACACAAAACCTTTCTAATAGGCAGACTGTAGAGTTATCCAATGCACAGATACGTGCTACTTTACAAGGTAAAAACCTTGATAATCGCCAGCAGTCCAACATTATTACTTCTGCAAGGTATGCTGAAGCAGCTAACATTAACCTTAGTAACAAGCAGCAAGCTTCCATGCAAGATAGTATGGGTGAATTGCAAACTAACTTGGCTAACCTGTCATCTAAGTCTCAGTCTTACATTACAAGTGCTAACCTTGAGGCTAACCTCCAAGGGCAGGTGCTTACTAATGATCAACAAGTAGCTGTCCTTAAGGCTGCAAGGTACTCTGAGTCAGCCAACATGACCTTCTCTGCAGATCAACAAAGAGTACTACACAACTCTTCCTTGATGCAGTCAATAGGTCTTGCTGAACTAAACGCACAACAAGCTGCTGTCCTACAGAATGCTGCTAACTCCGCTAGTATGGACATGGCAGACCTGTCTAACTTGCAACAGGCTCAGGTAGAGAATGCTAAAAACTTCTTGAATATAGACCTAGCTAATCTCTCTAATGAACAGCAGACTATTATCTTTAAGGCTCAGGCAACACAACAAGCATTGCTGTCTGATCAAGCTTCTTTAAACTCATCTAAGCAGTTTAACGCAGCTAGTAAAAACCAAAAAGATCAATTTGATGAAAACTTAAAAACTCAGGTAGCCCAGTTTAACGTAGAGCAAGGTAACGCAATGGAGCGTTTCACTGTTGAGCAAGGGAATGCCATAAGCACCTTTAACAAGTCACAAGAAAATGCTCGTTCTGAGTTTAATGCTAGTCAGGCTCTTGTAATTGAGCAGTCTAACGCAGTATGGAACCAAAGCATTGCAACTGCAGAGAATGCTGCTGCTGTAGCTGCTGCTGCTGCAAGTGCTCAAGCTGCTAATGAGTTCTCAGCCGCTGCTGCTGCTGCTGATGCACAAGCACAACGAGATCAAGCAAGCTTCTCTTTTCAGACTGCCAACAACAACGCAGATAGAGTTACATCACTAGCGGTGGCACAACTGGCAAAGGATGGGGACGCTTCAGCTGCAGCCGCAACCAGAAGTGCTTCATTTGCTAGTGCTATTGGTGCAGTTGTTGGTAAGATTATTACAGGATAATAGGGAAATATAAAATGGCAGACACTAGCACTTCTGGTTGGTTTAACTTACTAGATCTAGACGAAGATAAAAGTATAGTAGCTCCTACTACTACTCAAGGTAGTCGCTACAGCACAAACTCTCAAGGGATTATGTCTAGTGATGTACGCAAAATGCAAGATACTAAAGCTGACAGCGCTCCTACAGATGTTTTAACAGCTATAGTTAATAAGATTATAAATGGCTTTAGTGGAGACACAGAGGATCTAACGGATAGACCTGTGGCTGGCAGAGATGTAGCAAATGATGTATATAAAGAGTATGACAAGTTAGTAGGTGTAGACTCTAATATACTCTCAGATGCTGGTAAGCTATTCATGGATGCCACAGACCCATCAGCACCAGCACCTGCGTCAGAAGATCCTGATCGTAAGTTCTATCAGTCAGGTATACCTATAGAAGACCGTGTATTTAAGGATGCTGATGAACCAGACCTTTCTGACTTACAGCGCATGGACCCTGAAGGTATAAAGGATATGCCGCCTTTACCAAAAGCTGCTACTGAGTTTCCTGCCAGAATTTCTATGGGTCTAATGTCTAATCCTGATAACGTAGATGCAGTAGAGGGATATAGATCAGATGTTAAAAAACAAACTAATGCATTTTTCTTAGACATAGGAGAAAAAGCTGAGTCTGACCACGGATCTACACCCAAGCTCACTACAGACTCAAGAGAAGCAAGCTTAGCAGATTCTGATAAGTCTATGGATATAGGATTCGGTCATAAAATTATTCGTGGTGGCATAGAAGATACATCTGGTATGATACATGGGATTAAGTATAAAAAAACAGATGGTACTTACATAGCATTAACAAAAAAACAAAAAGTAAAAATACTTAACGAAGACATGGCAGTAAATCTTGTGGCTGCAAGAAAGGACTACACTAAAGTGGATGGCTCTGTTGCTAAGGGGTGGGACTCTAAATTAAAAGACTTAGGCACATCATGGGATGACCTAGACTTTAGATACCAAAATGCATTAACATCTTTAGCTTATAATGTAGGTGGTAAGAAAGCTGCAACGCAATGGAAGGCTGTTTTAAAAGCTGCAAAAGAAAAAAATGTAGCTTCTTTTGCAAAGGAACTAAGGCGTGAAGATGGCGGCTCAAAAACAGAAGGCATGGATAATCGTGTAGCTAAAGAACTTTATTACTCAGGTCTTATTAAAGGCTTGAGCGAACTTGATCTTGTTTGGACAGAAAAAGTCAACGGCGTAAATGTTACTCGTAGCCACGCTTTACCCCTAGTAACAGATGACTCTGGTATACCTAACTAATGTTTGGTCTCCCCCTAGAACTTATCACTATGCTCTTCTCCACCATACTAGGTGCAGTCATGTCTATCTGGGGTCAGAACACTAAGAACAAAGCTAAGCAGCAAGAGATGATGATTAGCGGTATGCAGCAAGCCAGAGAGCATGGCAAGTCTGACACACACTTTGCATGGACACGTAGACTTATAGCGTTATCTTCAATATTTGCTATTATAGTCTTGCCAAAGCTAGTTGCTGTATGGTATCCTGAAGTAAGCGTTATCGTAGGCTACACTGAAGTAAAGGGTGGCTTGTTTAACTGGCTCTTTGGTGGTGATGGCACAGTACAATGGCAGTCTGCACGAGGATTCGTAATAACACCACTAGACACACATATAGTTTCAGCAATAGTCGGGCTTTACTTCGGCGCTGGCTTCACTAAATAAGGTATACATAAAATGGCAACTGCAGAAAGTTTCTTAGACGGTCCAATCCCAGGCCAATCTCTTACAGACACACCTGGCAACTGGCCTTGGGAAAAGCCACCACAGCTACATGAGTTAGAGGACGTAGCTAAGTACTACCTAGAAAAGCTAGGAGACCCAGAGGTTCTAGATGATCTTTCTGTGTTGTTTGATAGTGGAGTACCCCTATCCCCTTTCGTTAAGACAGTTGTGTCTGCAGGGTTTATGAATGGCGTTCACACCGTAGATGCAGGTACTCTTGTTGGTCCAGTAATACACGCTTTCCTTAAAGTCGCTATGACTGACTACGGCATAGATGTGCGTGATGATACATTCACTGCTAAAGAAGTAGCTACTGAGAGAGAAAAGAACCGCCTTAAAATGGCTATTGACTTAGCTATGAAGAACAGCAAAGAGTCTGATGAGGATGATCCAGGCATAGCTCTACTACAAGAATTACAGAACTCTGGAGCTAGTGAAGAACAAGCTGTTGAGCAAGAGCAAGAGCCTGAGACAGAAGAAGTAATAGAACAAGAACCACAAGTCGCTGGTCTTATGTCTAAGGAGGAGCAGCTATGAGTTTTGATGTACAAGCATTCCTAACAGGTCTTGCAGGAAGTGTTGCAGAGGGCATTGATCGTAAAGGTAAAGAAGCTCGTGAGTATGGAATAGAAGAGAAGCGTAGGGCAGAAGGTAATAAGGCTACCATCAGTCAGCGCAGAGCACGGGTACAACAGGTAATGGGGTACACTAAGCTTTTGGAAGATCAAGGTGCATCTAGCTCTCAGATACAAGCTGTACTATCTTCTGGTCCTGAGCAGATACAAGTACTAGCTAACAAGGTACAGAAAGCTGTAGAAGCTAATAATGGTCAGAAGCTAGGCACAGCAGACATCACTGCTATGATTAGTATGCCTGAAAGTTTCTCACCACTTGACATGGATCTAGATCAGTTTGTACAGCGTACTTATGGTGTATATGATGACCTTAATGCAACACAATCTGCAGCAGAAGATGTAAGTATATGGGATAGATTTACTGGCGATGCAGCTATGAAGAATGTAAACGCTAAGCTTAATACTACACCTATGTATGAGAACCTTACAGCCCAAGACATTAATGAGATGGCAGCACAGAAAGACTATGAAGCTCTAGTGCCTTCTACTTTTGCTATGGTATCAGACTTTAAGGTATTTAATGGTGAGGCAATGCGTAGAGCCAATAACAACCTAGCAGACCTAAGAGCAGACCTAAACAGGAATGGCGAATACACTAATGCTCTGGATACTATAGATGACTTAAAGTTAATACGTGAGGGAGATCCAGAGCAGGAAGAAAAGTATCAAGCCGCTGTAAGAGCTAAAGAGAAACTAGAGAAGCAATACTTTTCTCCTCACTTTATAAGTTTAGAGCAGGACTATGGACCACAACTCTTATCTGGACCCCTTAATATACTTGCTCAAATGGGTCAGTATATGGGTGCTGACTATGTTAATGATTTACAAGAGGGCTATGGAGTAGGGTCAACTGATAGCTTGGAAGCTACTAGCGAAAAGGCAAAAATAAAGATAGAAGAAAAGATAGAACCTGTAGTTGTTAAGCCTGCTAAAACTGTTGTGTACTCAAATACAGCTTTTATGAGTGATCACACTATAGAAGTAATGGAGAATGCAGAGGGACTTGTACTTGGGGCTAATATATTAAATAAGGATGGTACTCCTACTGGCGATACATTGGATGCAGAATCTGCACAAACAGCCATAGCTACATTCTTTTCAAATGATGCAGGAAGACAGGTAGCGGCTCCTCAAAACTTATCTACTTTTAGCCTAGAGGACATGCCATCAATAGACTCTACTTCTATTACTAAAGAAGTATGGGATGACATGTCTAGGCCACAGCGTGAGGCTGCAGGGCTACCTGTAAGTAGTCTAGGTGGTTTTATGAGTGAGTTTGCCTCTCCAGAAGATCTTGCAGCAGTAGACCTTAAGCGGAATGCTAACCCAAGTAGTAACTACTTAGTAGTACTTCCAGGCATGAACTTGAATAGACCTTACATGGTTTCGGGTTCTGATCTAGCTTACATACCTGATGCTGCAATTACAAGGTCCACCAATAGAGCAGTAATAAGTGAGATGACTTCAGAGCAGAGTGATGAACCAGGTGACTACAAAACTATATCTGGTGCTCGTTTAAGCAAGCTGTATGGCACAGAAGGTAATACAGTTACGCTACCCAAGGATCTTACTGACGAAGAGAAAGCGGCTCAAGAGGCAGCAATAGCTAAAGAAGAGCAAGCAGAGCAAGACGAAGAAGCTTTATCTAATAAAGAAGAATCATCTAGTATCCCAATAAAAGATTCAGTTAGGAAAAAAGCAGCCCGTATGCTAGACGTACCTGTATCTACACTAGTAGAGATGCAAGATAAGGGTGAGTTGACTGAGATGGGACTAGCTTTATTGGTAGACTCAGGCAATGACATGGTAGACTTCCTAGTAGAAAAGGGTGTATCTGATACATTTGAGGTATTCAGTCTGTTGAGCGAATGGGCAGACAAGAATAAAAAGATACTACCTATGAATAAAGCTTTCCTATTAACAACTGTAGGTAAAAAAGCTATGCGGGAAGTGAGTAATCAATAATGGCTAATATTAACTTAGAAGACTTTCAGAGTAAGTACGGAGTAAAAGGTGCTTCTACTAGTATGTCTACTCAGACTGATAGAATGCTTATTGATGAAGAGGAAGATGAGGAAGTATCACAGCCTAGAACATTGAACTTAGACCAGTTTAAAGATAAGTATGGTCCCAATAACATCCAAGGTAAAGATGTTTCTGTAGACATGGGTACTAAGCTACGCAAGGATGACCTTAAGGCAGGTACAAACCTAGCAAAGATTAGACAGTATATGGTTTCCCGTAAGGGAGTGCAGTACAATGAAAAAGATGGAGACTCTGTTGTAGAGGATTTCGTTGATCACATGCGTAGGTTTAACACTAACTTGGTGTCTACCTCTGGTGAGGTACGGCACATAACCCAAGCTGATGAAGCCACTAAAGTCTTAGCTAAAGATGCATATGAGTTGTACGACAAGTTAGGTAATGTCTTTGTAAATGATGGCTTCTTTGGGGCTGTTGATGGTATTAAAGACTACATATTTGCTGCTGCTACAGATCCTACTAACTATGTAGGTGCGCTTACGGGTGGCATAAGTAAAGGTGTATCTCTTGGTGTTGGGCAAGGAGCTAAACAGTTAGTAAAGAGGGCTGCGATAGAGGCTGGTAGAAATGCTATGAAGAATGGCGCTACTGCTCAAGCTGCAGAACAAGTAGGTAAGAAGGCAGCGGAAGGTGTCGCTAGGCGTCTAGTTGAAAAGGGCGTTAAAGGCCCTGCTGCTAAAGCATTGCGTGTACGAATAGCTGAGAGAGAAAAGCAAAACTTCCTACGACTAGCTAGAGGTAGAGGCAGAAAAGAATACCTTGATGGCCTTTCTAAGGATGCAGTTAAGAAGTCCTTGTATGCTACTACAGCAATAGACGCTACACTATCTATGGTCAATGACTATCAGATACAAAGTGTTATGCTAGACGTAGGCGCTCAAGAAGAGTATAGTTTGTTCCAGACAGGGTTTAGCTCATTGCTAGGTGCTGTAGGTGGCGGTGCTCAACTTGTAGGTGGTAAGTTTAAGGGTGCTAGTGGCTTAGGTGATACAAAGGCGCAGCTTAAAGAGGCTGGTATGAAGGCTGATATAGAGTCTGATATACAGTCAGCAATGCTGATAGCATTACCTGAAAAAGAAATAAGTAGAGTAACTACACACCTTAATAAAACTATTGATGAGTGGGAAAAGAAAGTAAAACGTGGTAACAGTTTGTTTGAGACTAGCACGTTACCTGCAGAGCTATTGTACGACATTATGCTTGGGCCTGACGGTAAGGGTGGGGTAGCTAAAGTATTCAAGGACAACGGTATGAAGCTTAACAAAAGCTTGCGTATCACAGATGTTATGACTAATGTTCTAAGGCAGATGCCACAGGATGATATACAAAGCATAGCTAAACGTATGCAGCCTCTAGCTGGCTACACTTTAGGTGACACTACTGAGATTGCACAATCCCTGGGTGACTTTATTGCTGCTAAGGTAAGCAACGGTATGAAGCTAGGCAATGTTATGTCTCAGACACGTAAGTCTATAGATGTTGGCTTGGCTCATGGCACTAAAACTATGGATAACATGGTGCGTAACCCTGCAACAAAAGAAGCACTAGAAAAGGAGTCTGAAAAAGTTAAACGCATGAAGCTGGGCGGATACACTCAGAGTGTTTGGCGTAGGCTCCTCGTGTCTTCTCCTGCTACATCATCTATCAACGTGATGGGCTTTGGTCAGTTTTACGTAGGTTCTACTATAGCAGACTTAACTAGCATGACAGCAGCTTACACGGCTGGTTTAGCTATGGGTGGTACTTTAACCAAAGCAGGGCGTGAATCGTTGCGTATTGGCGGTGTATACAAGTCTATGCAAGCTCAGAAAATGCGTAACTTAATGGATCCCTACACTACACACGATGCTTACATGAGTTTCTTAGATCAACATAAAGATGTAAAGAAAGTATTGTTTGAAAGTGTTACTGGTGGGGTTGAACGTAGTGGTGGTCGCTTTGGTATTGATCCCAACGCTAAGTGGTTTCAGAACGTAGAGAATGCTACTACAGCTATGAACAGGCTGACAGGTGTACGTATACAAGATACATTCACTAAGTCTCAGATGTTTATGAGTGAGATGGATAAGTACCTACGCCTTAAGAAAGGTAGGACACTTCAAGAGGTTCTGCGAGATGGTGACTTAGATAAGATTGACGATAGTGTTATAGGCAATGCCTTAGATAATACTATGAAGTCTGTTTACTCTAAGGACTACACTACAGATGATCAGCTTTTAAGCGCAGCAGCTAAGCAGATAGAAAACTTCTCTAACATACCTGTACTAGGTACTATACTTCCGTTTGGTAGGTTCTTCAATAACACAATCGCAACAGCATATCAGTGGAGTGTTGGTGGTGGTGTTGAAGCTATGTCAGCTATCGTCAAGTCAGAGAAGCGTAATATTGAAACAGTAGAGGCTGCAGCACGTAGCTTAGTGGGTATGTCATCTATTGGCCTAGCTATGCACTATGATGAAGAGAAGCAAAAGAAAGGCTTAGCTTACAATGAGATAGATGCAGGGGGCGGTACTATTGTAGATGCTAAGAACACTTTCCCTTTCTCTGTATTCCTAGCCGCTGGGCGTATAGGTAACTTGAGTAAGCAGGGTGAGACTGTACCTAAAGAACTTCTACAGGAGATGGGTACTCAACTTGCTGTTGGTCAGTTTGCTCGTGATGCACAGTTTGGCAATGACATAAACAATGTATTAGATGTACTTGTGAATCAAGAAGATGGTGCTCGTAAAGCTTCTATGTTGGCCTTGTATAAAATGACAGGTAACTTCACTGCTGGTTTTACTCGCCCACTTGATGCTGTCAATAAACTTACTGGTTTCATTACAGACACAGACGCAGCTAAGGATGTACGTCAGGCAAAGGGTGGCGCTGTGTTCACACAGAGTGCTACTAAATACTTTGATAACATTCTGGAAGCCTTCACAGATAAGGCTGAGAGCGTTACAGGAGAAGAGTTACGTGTTGCTACACGGGAGGGGTCTGTACAGGACGCCAACCCTTTATCTCGTATCTTTGGTGTAACGATAAAGCCAACTAGAACAGCTACAGAAATGGCGTACTCTATGTCTGAGATGCAGCCTTGGACTGCTAGTGAGAGATCTAATCTACCTGAGTATGATAAGATATTTAATACGAATATAGCACCTGTGTTAGAAGTCCAGATGCAACACCTTTTAAATAGTAAAATGTTTAAGTCTGCTGGGCTATCAGAGAAACGTATTATGCTTACTAAAACTTTATCTAAAGTAAAGACAGATGTTAGGACATCTCTTAGTAAGTATGGTACAGGGGATGAAGTTATTCTCTCTATTAGGAGAAAGGCTATGGGTTCAGGTTCAAAGAACCACAGAGACATTGCACTAAAGGCAATGAAAGAAAAGTTAAACTTCTCTGGGTCTATACAAGACATGTCCTACTCAGAGTTGCAGTACTTCATGGACTACGTAGACTACTTGAAAGACATCTACAAGTAAACAAAGAAGAGGGGCCTTGCGGCCCCTTTTGCTTTTATAGACCTTCCTTCATAAACACTTTAACCCACTCAGCGCAGATACCACTACGCACAATGTCATCAATACCAAACTC